AGAGTTCGTGAATTCCATAAGCTGCATTTGTAAGAACTTTATCTTTTCCAAACCAAGTATTTTTATCTGCCCAACTAGTAGCCTTTGATGAAGGCTCTTTTCTTTGTGGTTGTGGTTGTGGTTGTGGTTGTTCTGTTGTTTCAGGTTGAGTTTTTTTTGTTTCTTGCTCTTCTTTCTTTTTATCCTGTAATATACGAGCTTTTTCTTTTTCTACAGATAACCTTGCTAATAAATCATTTGCTTCCATTATTTTATCTGCATCATTATTTTGTATTGCGTTTTTTAAATTACTTTTTACTTGTTCTCTTTGAGCATCTATTCTTGCATCAAACTCTTTTAAATAATTATCATCAATTGTATTTAAAGTTGTTTCAGCTTTTTTATATTTATCTTGTATACCTTTAGCATAATCAAGAGCAGCTTTTTCTCTCCTCTCTGCCTCTCTATATCTTTTTGTAAGTTGGTCTATCCTTCGTTGCACACTAGAGGATATTTCATTTAAATTAGAAGGTTTCTCTTCAGTCTTTTTTTCATCTACAACTTTTGCTTCTGTATTTTTTTTATTAGGATCAGTATAACCTAAATCCACTTCTTCAAGTTGTGGTTTTTCCTCCTCTGTTTTTTGTTCTACTTTTAATTCTTTTTCTTCGTGAGCATCTTCACCAACAGAAATTGGTGTGTCTTCTCTATTAAGTTTTAATTGTTCTTGCATACTATCTCCTTAAAATAGTGCGAGGATGTCCTCTGGTTTTTTAATAGTTCCAATAATTTCATCATCGTTTAATATTCTGTGTTCGCCATATTTAGTTTTAAATCTTGCACCAGCATATCGACCATAAATTACAAACTGACCTTCTTTACACCAAGGTCCGTTTGGAAATCTATCTTTATCCTTATAACATAAGTCTCCCATTTTAATAACTAAACCAACAACAGTTGTCATCTCAATAGTTTCTTTTGTTTGATCAGATAGAATAATTCCTCCGTCAGTTTTTTTCTGTCCTGACCAAGGTCTTACTAATAATCTATATCCTACTGGGTTTGGTATTAATTCTAAATATTCTTCTGTTTGTTCCTTGCCTTTCGGAACAGCATCTTTTTCAGATGTTTTGTACTTTCTAGGCGTGATTAGTTTCATAGTTCCTCTCTATTCTGCAGGTTTTTTAATTCCTGTAGCAATGCTTCTAAAGCATTGAGTCTGCCTCTAGCATAGTGTAAAGTTTCTTGTGTGTCTACACCATATACGATATTATCTTTAGCGATTTCTATTTCTTTCTTTATAATATCTCTTATTGCTACTACCGTATCTATGTCATACATACTTCATTACCCCATACATCCCAACCTTTAGTTTCTCTTCTAGCGAATAATTCTATTCTGGGTAAGTCTCCACATAGTTGTATTATTTTATCTTTTACACAATCTGGTTTTCTACTATGTTCTTGTATTGGTTCATATACTATTTGATGTACTCCTCTTGATTGTCTCTCTATTGAACCTTTTTTTGCAATTAAACATAATTCTGCATTTGATCTTGTCCAGTAGCCTAATCCCCAAAAGGCATCAAACTTTTCTTCTTCAACAAAACTTAATTGATTTTTATTGTATTTTTTATTTGATTTAATCCAAACAAAACCACAAGTTGAATATTTAAAACCCCATTTTTTTATTACCTCAAAGCTATGATGTAGAGTAGGAAAAGTAACCCACATAAATAAAATACAATTATCATTACTTATTTGTTGCACTGGTAAATTACTAATCCAATTTATATCCTGACACTCATAATGATTGTCTGCACTTTTTTCTTTGCCTTTATCTGAGTAAGTTTCAAAAGACCAAGGTGGATCAGCGTATATAATATTGTATTTCTTATCTGGAAAAGATATCATAAAACCTTAGTTAAAAAATCATCGCTTTTCATAATGACTTCATCTGTAGTTTCAATCCAAACTTTAGCTCCACAGGACAATGGTTTATCTGGTTTATACATAACTTTACAAGAACCTTTTACCTCTACTTCATCAACGTAATAATTATTTTTAGAAGTTTTAACAGTAATAACTGGTTCATTAACTTTATTTTTTTTATTACTTCTAATTTTATGTTGATTAATATGTATACGCTTGATCATTTTTTTGTATCTGTTTTTTTGTACTTGTCAAAACTGCGTAATCCTGAAATTCCTAACATTCCAAAAAGCAAAGGCATCATGACCGTCATGTCAGCTTGTGGTATATCTACACCAAAACCTGCCATAATCGGTGAGACCATATAGTTAATAGCTAGAGATAGTCCACAAATCCAGCCGATGAGGGGTCTCCACGATGATTGAAACCAGTTGCCTTTCGCTTCTGCTTTATTAACTTCTATTTGTTGAAGTGCCAACTGTTGTGCGTGTTTTTCTGCCATAGTGGCTATATCGTGGCTCAACTTTTGTTGTAAGTCTTTATCTTTAACAAACTTTCCTATCAACTTTGTTGCAGGTCCTATTAAACTAAGTAATGCCATTATGTACTCCTTTTAAATATTAACTTTCTTTCGCCTTCTTTTACTCTCTCAAATCCTAATTTTTTTAAAGACCAATCTATAGTTTTTGTATTATAGGTTTTATGGTCATCTAAAATAATTAAACTTTCATTTTCCATATATCTCATAAAAAAATTTATCTCGTGATTAACTGCATTGGTAGTATGAGGTCCGTCTAAGTGTACGACTGAATAGGTATCTTTCATATACACTTGTCCATCAATACTTATGGGATAACCATTTTTCATCGTTTCAAAAAAATAAGTATCTGGAAATTCAAAGAAAGCAAACTCTTTATACTTTACTAAATCATACAGTGTTTCCACTTTCATATTATCTGTATAATCTGCTGTGTATGGAGGTCTATCATCGTAGTGTTGATAATTTAAATTGCCATAAGGATCAACAGCTATGTGCCTATAATATTCTGAACCTTTGTTGATAATAGCATCCATAATAGTTTTTGAACCTAGTCCTCTACGCAAACCTATTTCACAGGTTAATACTACAGGAGGTAGATTTAACTTTGCTATTTCTTCTGTTATAAATTCGTATTCTGTTGAATCACCAGCTATCACTTAACACCAATAAATTTCTTGCCCTTTACTTGTATAGGTTTTACACCTTTAATATCACTACCTTGTACACCATTTTCTCGATAAGGACAACCTAAATCTGATAAGGCTCCTACTTTAAAAGGCAATGCAAATTTAACATTTACTCCTGTATCTTTTGGATTTTTGTACGCACCAACATTTAGTTTGCCTTTTAACAAATCCTTAGAGTAGTTTGCTGTTGTATTATATTTGTCTTTTCCAACTACTAAATCACCACCAAGAATATTAGTTCTTAATTTTACATTCTTAACTTTTTTCTTTTTAGTGTTGTAAGTAATTTTTACATCTGTTTCTGGTTGCACTCTTTTTTCATAAGATATTTCTCCACTAGAACGAAATTTTAGTCCTTTACCAACGTTTATTTCATTACCATTTTTCATTCCTTGAGGAGTAAGACCTTTTTCTGGTGGTAACGCTTTACTTCTTTTGTTCATTGTTTTTCTCCTTTGCTACTTTTAATTTTTCTTCTGCTATTCGTATTCTTTCCTCTGATGCTTCTTCTGCATCTTCTCGTTTCATTCTCTCTAAATCCATTTTCTCATTAAACTCACCCATTACTCTTTCTTCTTTATCTACGTGTTCTTGTATTTTACGTTGCATATCTAGTGCTCGTAAATCTATCTCTTGTTGTTTCAATTGTACCAGTGGGTCTTTCTTTTCTTCAGCACTTTCTAGTAGTTGTAACTCAGATGTTAATTGTGCGATTTTATCTGCTACCAAAGACTCTGTTATTACTAAAAATGCTTGTGGATTATCTTGTTGTAATTTTAAAGTTTCTGGTTTTCCTTGTAGTTCTTGTATTATTAAAGCTCTAGCTTTAAACGATAAGTGTTCTGATATATGAGCTTGTAATAATGCATACACCATTGGATTAATCTGCACCATTCTACTCTTAATAAAAGAACTATGAGCTATAATATGTGCATCATGATTTTGTTCTGGATACGCTTTAGGTATTTCCATTCGCAATGCCTCTGCATTTTCAATCGCAGGATCAAGTGGCGTGGGTATTCTCTCTGGTTTCAGTAATGTATCGATTTGTTTCGTGCCTAACGCTTCATATACCCTTCTATACGCCTCACGAACATTGTGTAATTGTGGATTTGACTGTGCAATTTGTAATTGTGTCTGTGCTAACGTCACTCTTTGTGCCATTGAGAAGATATTTGGGTCTGCAACAGGAATTACATCGACTTCTGGTGAAAAATCTGCTAATTTTATCAGTCTATTACCACCATAAACAGCATATGGATAAATTGGTGGTAAATATGTACCAAAAACATCCGATAATAACCTAAATTCTTGTCTCATTGCGTAGTAACAACGCTTATGTATAGCACTCATTACCCTAGAACCACGTTCTAGTAGTGCAATAGTCGTTCCAACTGCTCTATTTTGTGCATCATTACCGATTGCGTTGTCTGTTATTGACGCAAAACGCTGTCCAGCTTGTACAACAAAGCCTAAAAGTTGAAATAATGTGCTACTTGGCTCTTTAAATGGTAAAATTTGAAACTGATCCTTGATATTTCCACCAGGTGCATCAACATCTCTAAACTCACCAGGTTGAAAAGGTTGATCATCATCTCTGATTCGCATACCTCGTGATTTAAAACCAGCAGGTAAGTTACTTAATGTACCAGCATCTAGTAATTGTCTTAAAGCAGCAGTTGCTGTTTTAGATAATCCACCAATCATATGAATTAAACCAAAGCCATAAAAACCTAAACCAGGTAAAAACTTGTAATGTACAAAAAATTCTTTTCTTTGAAACAACGGATCGTTCATATTATAGTTACGATAAATAGATAGCACCTCTTGTGAACCTTCATCAATCGTTACTATGTAAGGTATCTTTACATTCTTATCTGCGTTTTCAATTTCATATTCTTCTAAGTCTAAATCAACGTGCATCTCTAATACATTGAACTGATAATCTTTATCTCCGTTTGGTGTAACTCCTTCAATAGAATCATATTTATCTTGCACTTCACTATCTTCTGTTCGTGAAGGTAATATTTCTACGTCTCTATAAAAACCATTTCTTTGTTTTTTTAAAATATCATTTTCGTTCATTTTTACGAGGTGCGTGATTCGTTCACAGTCTTTCAAATCTGTTGCGTAATAAGGAACGATTAAATCTTCAGCAGGTACAAACTTCGATACAGCTCTTTGCATCACTTCATCGTAATATACTTTTTTAAACGCAGAACCAGCTAATGGTAAATAGAATAATAATTGATCGAACTCTGGAGTGTATTCTTCCATTTGATCCATCAACATATAATTCATAAACTCTTTTACTCTTTGTGCCTGTTGTTCCTTGTCTCGTGTTACGTCACCCACGACTTGTGTGCGAACAGGACCGTCACTTGGTAATAATTCTTTGTACGCTTGTGCTTGAAATTGTGTAACAGACTCGGCTAGTAGTGGATGCGTAACGGAACTCGCACCTTGGAACGGTCTACTTTCATTATCATACTTAAAACCTAATAAGTCTAAACCAGAGGTGTAAGACTTCTCCCAGTCACCTCTAGACTCTTTATCTTTTTTGTAATCCTCTAATAAATCGCCACTGATACGACTAAGAACTCTTTCATCCATATCTTCAGCTAGGTTAGAAAAAAATTCTTTTTGAGCCTCTACTACTTCTTCTAGTGCTTCCTCAACATCAGTTGGTTCTTGTACATCTACTTTAACTTCTTCGTCTTCGTCTTCTACTAACCCACCCTCAGTTTCTTCAGTGACCTCTTCTTTGTTTTCTTCTTCAATCATAATAATTTTGTCTTTCTGGTTCTACCAAGTTTGGTTTTTACTTTAATAAATTTACCTTTCTTAGCTCTTTCATAAAACAAAGGATACATTTTAGGTGATGCAGCTAATTGTTGTTTTTGTAATTCTACTCTATCACGAACTTCTGATACTAAATCAGGTACAGTCATATTTGGAGCTTGAGGTCCGTCTATTAAATCTCTTAAAGGTTGTAAAGCACTTTGACCAGTAATACTTTCATACATAGCTATTTTATCACCAAATCCTTTTTCTTTTTTGTCAGGTACAACCACATCACTTTCAGGCTGATAACTAGCTCTTTCTTTTTTTTTAGGCTTCATCTTTTTAGGACCTTCTTTTTCTAAAGCATCCTGTTTTAAAATTTTTTGTTTAAGTAAATCTTCTGTGTAGCTACTCATTTGTCACCACACTGACATAGTTTACCAAACAGTCTTTTTTTAATTTTGCCAAATTGTATTTTAATGTAGCTTATAGATTTTTTTATTTTTCTTTTGATTTTTTTCATTAGTAACCTCTTTTTGCTAATTTAGGTGTAACAAGTAATCCACCTCTGTTTTTTTTCTTTATTTTTTTCTTACCCATAGTATTTAAGATAATAGATTTAACATCATATTTATATGATGGATTATTACGTCTAATTTGTTCTGTAAAATCATATTTAATTTTTGGTTCTTTAGGTTTGTTTTTACTAGTACTCATAACTATCCTCAATAATAATTATATGCTTTAGGTGGCAAGTCTTCGTTGTCCACATAGTCAGAGTATAATTCAATAAAGTTGCCTTGTCTATATCGTAACAGTGCTTGTGTTGTGCTATCTACATAGTCATCGTGAGAACCATGTGGAAAAGCAGCACATTCCTCAATCACCTCATCTGCAAATGTTTCTCCATAAGGAAACCACACAGCTCCACTTTCAAAGATTGGTGCAACGGAATTAACTCTAGTAAATTTGTCATTACCTTTACTCGGAACAAATGGAATAACTGGTATACCCATTCTTCTAAATTCTTGTGTTAAAGGTTCACCACTTGCTTTTTGTTCTACAATAATACTTTCTGGCTCCCAATATTTATAAGCCTCCATAGCTACAACTTTGAGTTCTGGAAAATCATACTTACCACGAATAGCATCTAATAATATTATATTAGGTGTTACCTCATCTGGATAAAATACTCCCCAAGTAGTTATAGCAGAATAATCAGCAGTTTCTTTTTTACTAAACGCTGTGTCATAACTTTGTATAACGTGAACTAAATTAGGCATACTATTTTCTTTCCAAGGTTGCCACCACTCTCTTTTTAAGATAGCTCCTTCCTCAGATGTTGGTTCTTGCATATATTGTGCTGACCAATTTCTAATAGGTAATGATGCTTTGATCTTTTCTAATTCTTCTTTCTCCCAATACTCTGACCAAACTGGTTTACCATCTGGTAAGATAGCAGGAAAAGATATTGTTTTCCATTTATCTGCTTTTGGTTCTTTTTGA